CGCGTACCGCTTTAATGGGCGGACAGCCCAACCCCGGAAATCACGCATATTACTGTCAATAAAAAAATTCTTCGGATTCACATAATCCGTCCAACAGTCAAGCATATTATTCTGCCAGCCATACCATTTACGTTGCACGGCAAAACCGCTGATAAGATACTCCTCCATAGTCCTGGCATTCATCTCTGAATTCTGATTCAGCTGCATATTGTATTGAAGCACAGTGCTCATGGTTTCACCAAGTTTCTGCTCCTCCCGGTCTCTGGCAACACAAGTCGGCTCTTTGGATTGACTGCGATATACACCAAGCACCTGTTTCACCAATCGATGTATATGATTATTCACAAGCGGTATATTACCCTGCTCCTTGATATAATCCTCCTCTGTCATTTGCTTGCCATCGACACATATAATGTCGCTCCATTGCTTACCGAAAGTATAATTCTTATTACGCTCCCGTTCCCGGCGAAAACGGTCCATATTGCTCCAATAGCCCTGTGCCTCCATCAGAACATCAAAGGCTCTGCGGCTTCCGTTGTGGAACTTGGAGTAGGCTATGCTGTCATATTGTTCATCGTTTTTAGGACGAACACGACTCATGCGCAATATTTTATCTTTTTTGTTTCCTGCCATTGCTATAAAGATTTATGAGTGACGCAACCTTCAGCTCGCAATCAGCGCAGGGCGCTTGTCGGGCTTTCGGTCCGGTGCGCCTCTGGTTGCGTCTGATTGCAAAGATAATTCATCCATGCGTCACTCTACTGTTATCTATTTACTTACCGACATCGTGAAGTTCATCTACAAGTTCACGCATGGTTGAAAAGAGTTCTTCCTGCAACTCTTTTTTTGCTTCGGGATTGGTCTCCTCTTTTATTTCCTCTCGAATTGCATCTATATCCGACTTGTACTTTTCGAATATTTCAAAGCGTAGATATTCGGCAGAGTTATAAAGGAAATCAACTCTCTCAGCATAGCCGAGAATTCCATCATCCGCTGCATTTTCGTATTTCTTGCGCAGACGGTTGGTCTCCTCATACTCTGTCAAGTATTTGAAATACTCATTTTGGAGTTTGCGGTTTGCTGTGCGCTCGTCTCCGGATTTTATAACACGGTTGGCGAGAAGCATATTGCGCCATTCAAACTCTCGCGTACCTAAAGCTGTTTCGCCCATCTTCTTTAGTTTCCCGGTTGTGCTGACAGCACCGCCGAATGTTCCCGAAAGAAGATATTCAAGTTTAGCCGGATTGATGTCTATCGTCCCTTTTTTATAGTCATTGCCTCCACTTGTTTCATTGAGCCATCGTGTGAAAGCCACAAGGTGTTGGTCGGCACTCTGATAGGCTTTTGTCCATTCGGGATCATTCTTGTTGTATGGGGTATCCTTATACACCGGAAGTCCTGTCCAGCCTTTGTTCAAGATATAGGCTTCGGTCATAGGCTTGAATGCACTTGGTATGAACGGAGATATGCCGCCTCCACCCTCAAGCATATCAAGAGGCATTACTTGGCTGATTTGTGATGCCATCTGACGAGTCAGTTCCGAATTACTGTATCGCTCGTTTCCACTGATTACTCCACAGGCAAGTTCTCCCATACCATATATTGCACGATATTCAATAGGTAGTGGGATGGTTATCCATTGCTCTCCTGCCTTGAAACAGATATTGCTGCGGCGCACATACTCCGGAAGATTGTAATATGCGTTCTTATCATCATCGTCACCGTCACCACCGCCAAGCATTTGAGCAAGAAGTGGAATGACATAGCCGAGTGTGAATAATGCAGCGGCACCACCAATGGCTTTCTTCGGATTCCGTACTCCTGCGCGTCCGAAATTGGTCATGCCTTGAATACCTGCGGTCCAAAAGACGTATGCAATTCGTCCACCGCCTCCAAGATATGAGCCTAATTTGCCTAAGAATTTCTGTCCGGTTGCATTTACAAATTTGCCACCGCTACCTTTCTTGTTGAAATTCACACTCACTTCTTTTGCGTCATAGATGCTTCGGTCAAGTGTTCGACCCATCTCACGAGAGGTAAGGAAAGCTGCGAAACGTGCGCAGTTTTCGGCACTTCGATTCAGCAAATCAAGTTGCATACCTAATGCACTCCATGCCTTGCGTCCGGTGCTACCTTGTTTCTTCAGTTCAGAAGCAATGGTTCGCTTGTGTCCCTCGATGTCTTTGACTGAGGTATAGCCTGTTTCTCCTCCATTCAACATAAATTCCTTGAACATCTTTTCAAGATAATTGCTGTCGCTTAGATTGTCGTTCTCCCATTTGGAAAGGAGCTTGCGGAGTGTAAGAGGATTTACTTTTCCAAAGTTCTTATGGAAGCGAAGTGCATAACGAGGATTCTCTTTTACCCAAGTCATACAGTTGGAATAGAGCATATCTCGCATGAAGTTGCTGACAACGAAGTCCGGGTTTCGTGTAGTGTAGAAGGCAGATAGTTGGCGGTTTACATAACTTGCCACCTTGATTATCTTACCATATACTCCACCCATATCTGTGTCGGGGTTTGTAAGTCCGTTCAATGCCTGTGCTGCTCTCGGATTGCCGTTGATGGTCATGACATAAGTGCGTCCGTTACGTTTAACCAACACCTGATGTTCGTTGAGGTTTCCACGCACGACCTTGTAAGGGATGTTTCTTGCGTCACCTCCCTTTTTATACTTGTCAGGTTCTGCTGTCCTCAGTGCTTCCATCTTAACCTCAAACTTGGCTATCTCGCTCTCAACCTCAGCGTGGGTCATGTCCGGTTGCAGGTCTGCAAATACAGGCTCCCATTCGTCTGTGACATCATTGTGCTGTAGCCACATCTCATTGACGCTAACGAGGTCACTCGGATTCCCATGCACGAAGTTGAGGAAACGTTGCTTCATGATGTTGCGGTTTCCTTGACGGATTGCATCATCAGCCATCATAGCAATGGTTGCGATTGGATCATCGGCTTTGCTCTCACGTCCCTCTGCTGTTTTGAACACACTTCCCATGAGTGGACCATCTTTACTTGTAAGATAGCCATAGACCTCATCGCTTGTAGTCTCGTCCCATCCGCGAAGAGGAATATAGAAATCATACATGCCAAGAACCTTGTTGTAGGTATCCTCGCTGATTAGACCGCTAAGATAAATTTTTTCAAGAGTGGCATTTGTGGCTTTCTTCACATTATTCCACAACTCGGCAGTGTTATGGTCAGCTTCATAATCATCCACCATCTGTTGGGCAACGGTCTCGGCTACCTGCCAATCGTCCTCTCCGGTAAGACCGCAGAGTCCGGCGAAATCACGCTCGGTATCTTCGCCGTTGGCGGCAGCTTCATTGCGCATATACTCATTACGTTCCAGACCATGCTTCGCCATCATGTAGTCCGTAAGGATACGACGGTCAAGCTCCTTGCTTCCGCAAAGTTTATGGATGCTATCAAGCAACGGCTTCATGAAACGACTGAAATACTGATGCTGTTCTCCATTGTTGGCACTGCTCATCCGGTTCTCATACAGGTATGCGTTCTCATACCCGGCAACATTCTCAATACGGGTATTGCTGCCAAGAATTGATTCATATAAGGTTTTGAGTCCAAGCATAGAATCCTGCGTTGCTTCACGAAATTGCCAGCTCCCACGGCTCAGCATCTTCTCATATACATCAGCCGCCAGTTTCCGGTCTCTTGGCGTGAAGTCCCCGTCACGGAATAGAACAGTATCTTCTCCTCCGTTGTTATTATTCTGCTCTCCGATAGTTGGATTCTCAAAATTTTCAACTATCTTTGTGGCATTATCCAAGTCAACATAGTCAAAGGCCACGGGATTCATTCGGAGCTTGGCTATGATGGCTTGGATTTCTTTTTTACCATCTACCCGAAGCAGTTTCCCTTCATTTATCCAGTTTATCCACTCATGATTATTCTTAGGGAACACATTCCTGATGCTGTTTATCTCCAATGTCACCCCCTTTACTGTCGGATTTATGGAGATTCCAACGAGAAATTGACGCCCTCCATCCTCTATTCCTATTATCAGATTCTGTGCTTTCCCCTTGTCGCCATATGAAAATATAGCCCAAGGCTTTTGGATGGCATTCACAAGATTTCTTACTGACGACAAATCATAAGCATGCCTCTCAAGATTCGATTTCACATTCAGCACTGATGCTGACAACCTTATTGGCAGACGAGCTATACCGGTTGACAGCAACTCCTTGCTCGGCATACCCATATTATAAACATGCCCTGCTGGTAAGGTCCCGTCAATCTGCATTTCAAGTTCCCTGTTAAACCGTTCGTTCAGCTCATACAGTTCTCCTGCCTCCGCCACTTTTCTCTCCGTAGCATCTTCTCTATGTCCGTATTCTCCCACTTGCAGCTTATACTGCATGGCCACATCCTCCGCTTCCCATTCAAAGGCACGGTAACGACCGGGATTAGCCAAGTTCTGATAACTACGCCAAAGGATATACCGAAGTTCATTGTCTCCGATGCTTCCGGGTTTTATGTGCTTGAACCCTGCCTTGAAAAGCATATCAATGAAGAATCGCTTGATTTTGTCAAACCATCCACTGACACGTTCCTCTGCCCGGTCAAACTCTGTCTCCTCGGCAAGTCCGGCAAGATATTCCTCAGTAGCAACTCGCCTGTTCCAACCGTTACGGGATGCCAACAGGTCTATCTGCTCCTTGATGCCATTGTCGGCGGCTTCATATACCTTATCAAGAAATTCGTCAAAATGTTCGCCAAGCAACTGACGCAAACCATGATGTGCGACTGCCTCATGGAGTATGGTAGCCTCCATGTCTGCCGCTGAATTATGATTGCCGACAACAACAGTGATTTTCCCGGTCTTGGTATCATACCATCCTTTGGCTCTCTGCTTCTTGCCTTTTAGGGAAGAAGCGTCTTCAATGACTTCGATGTCTATGCCAAGAACGGAAGATAGAGATTTGGCACGATCTCGCATACGTTTACGCTCTCTTTCAGCAAATTGTTTCTGCTGTCGTTTCGTCCGTATGCTTTCACCCCAAGCCTTGCTCCACGGGTCATTCTCCATAGAAACCTCAGCATCCGAGTATGCGCCATATCCGTCACGCTCTCTTTGGGCAAACTGTGAGTTGAGTTCATTAATCTGCTCATCGGTTATTGCTCCGGTTTGACGTTTCTGAGGTTCATATCCTATACCTGTCTGCTTTGGAGGCTCCTCTTCACGAATGCGAAATCTGAGGTCACTATCGTCCTCAACATTGCGCTGAGAAGAATCGGTGGTTTCTGTCAACTTTGATTCCTCCAACACAGTCAGGTTGAAAGGCGCACTACTGAGCATGTCAACAACTTTGGCAAGATTCTCCGGTAGCACATAGCCTACCATATTGTTGCCCTTGCTGTTGAAGTTATGACCGTCTATGAGTTTCAATAACTCCGTGTGCATGGAGTAGATTCCTCCGCGTTGCTTTGACTTCGGTACTTTAAGCTCATACTCGCCTCGGTGCTTCCAATCAAAATCAACTCTCTCAATCTGCACGTTTCCATTCTCACTGACAACTGTTATGCCGTCTTGTATCTGTTTCAGACGTGAGCGCAAAGGTACACTGCTGCGGAGGTCGGTAGGCTTGAAGTTTTCACTCATGAGAATGCCCTGCCGGGTATTGCCGTCATTGGTGGAGAAACTAATAAGGTTGCCCTTAGTCTTTTCTCCCTTTTCAGTGTCAACGAGTGCTTGAAGCAGATTGCCTGTAATGATATGGCGTGTCTGACGTGTTTTGGTGGGAACCTTACTGTCCCAATTATCCATTGAGATAGCATTGATCTCCTTTGGCGAATATCGGAGTGCTGTATCAGTGCATCGTATAATAGTTTCTATGGCCTTATCGTTAAGGGCAAGTTCTACCTTTCTTCTTCCGTCAAGTGTGGCGAATATGGCGGTCGATGAACCAAGGGTGTAACTCTTATTGAACTTGAAGCCAACGAATGTGCCGAAAGTCTGTGTAAACATATCGGCTGTGGCCTGTTTCAAATCCTGCGGAACGACATAGATGTGTCCGGCTCTTAGTCGGCTGAGAAGATGCTTGATTTGGTCGCGGACGTTGTTTATTTCCTCACGCCGCCTATACTGCTTCATTTCCTCTTTGTCCTGCGCTTCTTTGGCAACAACATCCGCAAGAGCCTCTATCTCTTGGTCGCTGAATGTGTTTTCGCCTTTGGCGCGTGCCTTGATAGCGTCCTTAACGGCTTTCTCTCTGGCTTTGGAAACTCGCTTTTCTCCGGCTTCCTTCATCTTTGCGACTGCATCATCTACTTTGGCACCGAAGAAATTATTGACTTCTTCAATCATCTTGTCGGCATAACGGCCCCAATTAAGTTCACCATCCTTCATGCCATAGCGCGTTTGGTCGTACTCGGTGGCGGTGGTTATCTTATCGCCCATGAGTTTACGGGTCATATCCTCTATCTCTGTGCGCTTCATAGGCTTTTTAAGCACGTCAACTTCCACTTCTTCAACATAAGTGTTGTCAGCGAAAGCGTTGCCGCTGCCGGGGTTCTCTCCATTATGCCATATTTGTTTGCTCTTGGTCTCGGCTCTCAATGGCATTGTGGTGATTTCAAGGTCATTCTCTCCTGCGTCGTCAAGAAGCTGTATCTTCACTTTATACGCCTCTGTAATCTCTTTGAAGATTTCGTCCTGTTCCTCCACAGAAAGGAAGGCAAGATAGCGGGAGATTTTTCCTGCACAGTCTGACTTTTGGGAGGAGTCCTCTTTTTCAGATGTGCGGGCTGCTCCGTCCTCGTCTTTATCCTGTAGCATTTTAAGAGGGTCTCCAAGACGGTCTGAAAGTTCCGGATGCTCTTTCATGTATTCCCATACCACTTCATCACCGTACTTGTTGAGGTAATCAACAATCTCCATTTCATTAAACTTCGATTTCTGCGATGATGTGGTGTTGGCGTCGAGACTTTTCAACTTAGCCTTAAACATCATTTGGATTCTCTGCTCTGCCGGAATCGTGGACATGATGTATTCATATCGACCTCTGACTACCTGTCCGCTTCGGTCGATACGTCCTCTCATCTGAACCTCATCGTTGATGTCGCTTTGGAATTGAGCGAATACCATGACACGCTGACGCTGATCCTCAAACTTGCTTGAGGCGTGAAGGGAGATTCCTGTAGAACCGGATTTATTTATCATGAGTACATCGAGCTTCCCGGCATTGAAGTCGCGCATGGCGGCTTTCTTGTCGCGGTCTTTCCTGCCCTCTACAATGTAGCGTCCATCTTCAGTGCGGTTCAGCTGTGTGGTACGTCCTGTTATTTCGGCTACTGTGTATCCTGCCTCCTCTATCTTCATGCGTATGGCATCCATAGGAGAGATAGGCAGGTCTGCGCTGAGGTTCATGATTTTTCCCTTGATGGCATTGTATGCAGCCTGTCCCTCCGGCGATAGCTGCCCCACTGTAATTTGACCTCCCTCACTGTTCTGGTCTGCATCATTTTCGGTAAATCGCATAACTCCATCGAGTGCCCTCATCAAAGTAAGAGAGAAGTTTGGCACTTCGTCCATGGCTACACCTTTCGGTGCAGAGGCAAGAAATCCCTCCATTGTATTGGTGAAGCTGATTACAGGCTTGAATCCGTTGCTGAGATTTTCTATTACCCGGTCTGCCACTGCATCTACTTTGAGGGCGAAGAGTAACTGATTGACGAGATTATACATCTTGGAGGCAAAAGGAGTATTCCTTACGCCCATATCCTTAGTGCCTTGTGTCTGTCCTACGGTGCCTCCCGTCTCGGCAGCATCTTCATTCATGCCGTCTATGATAGGCTTGATGAAGTCATTTTGGAAATTCCGGATACTGTTGAAGATGTTGGCTACCTCGTTAAACTGCTCTCTCTGCTTGCGGTCCGTCTCTTCCTCTACGCTGAGCCAATCAATGGTGACACCCTCAAAACTGCGCTCCCTGCGTATCATCTGACCGGACTCCACCAACTGCTTTGACATGATTTCCTGCAAGGTCACGCCCCCTTTGGCGATAGCCTCTATCAGTTCGTTGGCGTTCACCCCTGCTTCCGCTATGGCTGTGCGCTGTGCATAGATAGGCATATTGTCGGCTCGTTTGGCAAACGTTGCAGAAAGGAAAGTAACGCCGTATGCCCCGGACGTTAGCATCTGCATATATCGTCCGCAACCGCTGTCACCCCCTACAGTGTGGCTCTCGTCAAGTATGGCGATATTGCCTTCACCGGGGGCTACGCCCATGGCGAGACGCGCAAGTGCATCGCGTCTTGCCTGTCCGTTGTAGTCGGCTGTGGTGTAGCCCTTGCTCTTCTTCGGAAGTTTTCGGGCTTCGGTGTTCCATGTGCCATCTTCATTTTGCGAGTAGTCGGCTGTGCCGTTCTTGATTTGGTCATAGGTGGTAAGCACATAGTCATACTCTTTCGGCAGTTTGCCGTTCTGCATGATGTAGTCGAAGACGCGCTCCTGTTCCTTTTTGGAAGGGAGTTTATGGACTACGTTGCCGTTGGCATCTACAATATTTGCATCTTTGGGGTTGGAGGCAATGATGAACGGACGGAGTTCGCTGCTTCCTATGTCCGCAAGGTCGCGGTAGTTGTCCGTGAAAAGGGTCGGTTTCTGTGTGAAGTAAATCGGGCATCTGCCTTGCCTTACTCCATAACGGATTAGGGCTGCTCCCTGTCTCCCTTTGCCTACACCTGTCATATCGCCGATGATAAAGGCGTTCCCTTTATTCATCTGATGTATGGCGAGTGCTACACTGTCTATCTGCTCGGCTGCAAGGTAACTGTAAAGTTCCTCCTTGCTTGAATAGCCAAGTTCATCTACAAGGAATTGGTCAACATCTCCAATCTCGGCAAGGCTTCTCTGCAATACCTCTGCCTGTGCCGCAGGTACGACCGACAGCAATGTGAAGCCGTTGTCGCTTTGGTTGGGATATGGGACTTTCTCTGTGGTAAGGTCAGGCTTTACTGCCAGTCGCTCTCCGTTGCTGTTAGGTCGAGAAGAAGCTGCGTCACGTCCGTTGCCTCCACTTCTTCCTCCGTCATTTTGTGGGCTTCCACTTCCATTGCTTCCGGACGCTGAGGATTGAGGTCTCTGAACATTGTCAGTGCCTCCTGCATTTCCTGCGTCTCCATTATCCACTCCAACAGGTCTGCTTCCTCCATTTCCGGATGAAGGTTGCTCGATATTGGACCCGGATGCACTTCCGCTTCCATAGCCTGTTGTGTCGGGTCGTTCCCTTGCTCCTTTGTTCGGGTTATTGCCTCCGCTACGAACAGGCGTACTCGTTCCTCCGTCAGCGGTTGACTCTGCTTCGGGCTGCACATCGGCAGGCTTATTCCCCATTTGGAAAACTTGCTGTATATCATCTTGTACTCGTTTGTAAAGTTCATCGAATGTTGTTACCTGTTCAGCGCGGGCTTTCGACTTTACAGGAGGATAGACACGCGAAAATTCCCCTGTCTTCCGTCCGTTTATCAATATCATACGCACGTCATAGCCTGTGCCGTTTCGCGCATAGAGTGCCTTGCCGCTTATATTGATAACGTCAGATACATTATAGTGGCTGTAAAGATAACCAAAAAATGCCGCATCTTTCGGATTCATCGACCCGTTTGTGCGATAACTTGTGTTGCCACCTATGATTATGGCGGCTCGTCCTCCGTCTTTCATGGAGTCGAGGGCGTTTATAGCCATCTGTCCCTCAAGGGAGGAAATCTTGAATACTCCGTCATATACCTTTTCGGTCACGCTCCCGAAAGGTGGATTGGTAAGAACACCGTCAACTTTCTCCCCCTCGAATGGCAGGAGTCCGTTCTGTGCCGTAACTGTGCCGTAGCCAAGTGTACGGAGGTTTTCAAGCCTACGCTCGTCTATGTCGTTCACATGGACGGTGGCGGGATTGAACATGATTGTCAATGCTCCGTTCCCTGCGCTCGGTTCAAGAATGCTCTTTGCATCATTCTTGGCATTGACAAACTGACCCATGACGTAGCCGAAAGGCGTAGGGGTGCTGTACTGCTGTTTTATCAACCTTTCGCTGTCTCTTGCATTGAGGCTTGGCTGCATATTATAGTAAGCCACTACTCGGTCATATCCCTTGCGCGGGTCAAGTTGATAGGTCTTTGCAGCCGTGCGCGTCAGTATGGTCATGGCTCTCTCTACAAGTTCCTGCAAGTCGGTTGCGGATATGTCCGCGAGAAGAGAGTAGTTTTCAAGCATTCCCCTGATGTCGCGCATAGTGAGTGTAACCTTTTCATCGCCTCGCTCCCTCATGTCTGTGCGCTTCATGATTTCAATAACAATATCATCTACCAAATCTCGCTCCTGTCTTGTGCGCTCTTGGTAGTCTGCCGAGTCTCCCGAAAGTTCTGCCTCCGGCTTCGGTTCGGGTGGAGTGGTATCATCGATTATGTCATTGATTATCTGCTCCTCTTCCTCCTCGAAGAGGTCGAGCTGTCCGGTGGTCGGCTTCTGCTCGGTAGGTTTGGACTTGGATGGCTTCTTCTTTCCCGGCTTTGTAGGCTTATCGTCTATTGGAGGATAGACACCGGGGATGAAATCACCCTCTGTTACTTCAATCTCCGTTCCACCTTCGTTAATTGTCTGTGAGGTGCTTCCGTCCGGATTCTGCCTTATGGAGTCCTTGATGGTGTTGACGGCATCTTCCAGATGCTGTTGACTCGCTTCTTCTGCGACAACATTCTCAGCGGTAGCCATAGCATCGACATTGGGTTTCCCGAAGTTGGCGGTATCAAACTTCATTACCTCGTCAAATGGTGTAAGCTCGTCTGCCCATTCGCTCTCCATGACTTCTTCTGTAGATCGAGTGAAGTTGTATAGGGATTTCAGATGAGGCCGTATCGCATCACCGAGTTCCTCTATCATAGCGGTGGCATACTCGGCAAACTTCCTCACGCCGTGTTTCATCATGAGGTAACTCATCTTCCCTCCGGCATACAGAAGTTCGGGAGGGAAGCCGGAGTTCAACTGTCCGAGACCATTATGAAGAATCTTGCGAAGTCGTTCAAACTCCTCCGCATCCTCATCATCAACCCATTTGCTCGGCTTCTTCTCTGGCTTAGCCTCTGCGTCAGCAGGTTTATCGGTAGGCAAAGAAATTTCCGCTTCTGCGGGTTTTATTGCCGATTCGATGTCGCTGAGGCTGACAGGTGCATCTTCTGCAACGGATTCATTCGGTTTCCCCATGACTTCGTTGGCAAAAGCCTCTGCATCTTCTCTCGTCTTGAACAGGAAGCCTTTCTTCCCGAAATTAGACCAATATCCGCCATGCTTCTTGGCTATCGCTTTCTGACCTTTGAACACCTCCCTGCTTACTCGTTCTTCAAACTTGACTGCAAAGATGTCGGAGTTGTCTCGTGTGTCCTTTCGAGGCTCAATGGTGTAGCCGTCAGAACTTTCTGCACTCTCGGTTTGTTTATCTGATGGCAAAGTATTACCTTTGTCGTCAGAAGTTTCGCTTTTCTCTTGCGTAGGAAGGAGGTCCGGCACATCCGTAGGATGTTCAGCTAAGTGCCATTCAGAGCTGTTGGGGAGAAGCGATTCTTTTGTATATGCTCGCTCCATTTCTTGCAGTTTCTTCTGTATGGCAGTTTTATTCGCAAAATGGCTACTTACTGACACTTCCATCCCATCAATCAAGACTGATACGGAAGTATAATATTTTATCTTCTGTCCATCACGAATGAATGTCTTGACAAAGACATAAGAGAATGGTCTTGCTGAATCATGACCATCCTTTGCTTCGCTTGGCTCTATAAGAATCAAATCGGGGTCTTGAAGTGTCATTACTGCCATTCCAAATTCCGCAGACCTTTTTTTGTCCACAAATTTCTGATATTGTCCTTCACCCATTTTTACTTCTCCCAAAGGAGTTGCGATTGAGTTGTGGAGTCCGAATGTGTTCTGCCAACTTTCGGGTGACAGTGTAATTTTCGGGTCTTCTTCCGCAGACATCTCCATTCGTGCAATCAGATCAGATGCCTCCTGCTCAGAAAGTGAACGCCCAACTATATTGTTGTCCTCTTTTGATTTTATACTCTTGTAATCGGCAAATGCTTTGGTCTTACGCTTTGAGGACTCAATCCATTTCTCGAAGTCATTAAGGTTGACAGCGGTAACATCAAGTCTTCGCCCTTTATCCCAACCTGCTTCATAGTTGGAAAGGTAAGCCTCAAAAGCCTCGTCCTTGTCATTAAAGCCAAGCATAACCTTATGCTCATCGAATGAGCCATCGGGATTATATTGGTCAACGACAAACACCTTCCTGCCGTTCCATCCGTCTATGTCGGACGAAATATAAACGTCAATATGATCTCCGTCCACACCTTTAGTGCCAAGAATATAGCCGTAGGTGTGGGTCATGGTAGTTTCCCATTTCTTGCCGTCCGGGTCTGTGCCGCTGCGCTTTGAGCCTTTAGGGTTCTCGATGGTCACGTCAAATGTTCCCACTTGCACATGACCCTTCTTGTAATTCCCGGCTTTCTTCTGCCCATCGGTCGGAGTGGTGTTCACCTCAGCTTCCGCTTCGGCTATCCGTTCGCCTATCGTAGCAGGTTGTGAACTGTCGATATAAGATATTACCTCACGGAGGTCTCCGAATGTCTTACCCTCATATTCAAAAATAGAGCCTGTATAATCACCCTTGTCATTAGGGGCATCGACCTGTGTCACATTATGAGTGCCGTCAATGACAACAGTACGTTTGAGGGTAGGAGTGTAACCACCTCCCTCAGTCCAATCATCATCCTTAACCTCAATGCGAGAGTTAAGCGCATCCTCTTCCGATGCAATCTCAGCCTCCTCAGCTATTCCTTCATCTCCGCGCTCTCCTCCTTCTCCGAGTTCTCTGCGCTCTCTGCGCTCTCTGCGCTCTCCTCCCTGAAGGCCTCCCTCAGTATCGACGACAGTTTCTTGTACGCGCGGCCATTGAGCGCGTGTATATTCTTGTACTGCTTCACTTTCGGCAACTCTTCCGGGGTATTCTTCTGTTGACTCATATCGTTCACCTACTGGTTGTCCTCCGGCTTCGGATTCCCATCCGGACTCTCTGATTCCTCCGGATGCTCCTCCTGATATCTCATGTGGTTCTCTTTCACGCGATCCATTATCTTCTTGTACGCGCGACCATTGAACGCGTGAATTGTCGTGTACTGCTTCACCTTTATCGGTTCTTCCTGCTGGCTCATATAATTTACTTAAAATCTTATCTTCAAGATAACGGAGTGTCGGTTCATCAAGCGATTTCTTTATCTTAGTTAATACCTTATTATACAGTTCTACATATTGAAGAGAGTATGCCAGAAATTCCTCCTCAGCCTTATCCTCAGCATATAAATCCTGAATATCGGCATACATTCCTCCGAAGACACCATTTGTATAAGGCAGAGCGCTAATCTGACCCGCATACGACTCCAGGAACTCACGGCAATCATCACCAAGCATATCAACCACCGCATGCACATTCTCATGCAGAAGCACTCCGCTCAACGATTCATCACCATTCTTCCCCGCAAAGATATAGATTTTTTTATCACCGCGACTATATATAGCCCATGTTTCACCATCTTCGTAAGCATCAATAATATCCGCTCTTGAATCCTCCGGCAGCGACTCAATATCACGGACATCGCCAATAACACCCACATCGCAGCTCCACCTCCTCGACAGATAATCCTCTACCTCGCGCCGGTCACGCTCACCGAGCTTAGCCAGGTCTTCTGCCGAAATCCTGACGCCCGCATCTACAACACCCCCACCAGGGCCATCTAACCCTCGGGATGCGCCTTCAGGTAAGCCTCCCGACGTATCACGCAACGCATAGCCAGCTCCGCCTGATACCTCTTGTCCGACAACATCGCCCGGCGCTCCTCCGGCTTCACCAGATTCCGTTCCAGACAAAACTTCAACGCCTCCGCCATCAGCTGCGACTTCTCTTTCGCCGACAGCCTCTTCATTGCTTCTAAGTCCATATCTTTGCTGATTTACTAATTCATCCGCAATATTACCATAAAATTCCTGTTCATCAAAATTCCGGAAAGCATTTTCCATCTCGACAAGCAGCTGCTCCTCATAAGCCTCATACTCATCATAGCCCATATGATATGCCTCCTGATAATGCTCTTCCCGCTGCTCGGCCTCATAAGCATCAAACTCAGCCGCAACACGTGTGGCACGGGCAATACGATTATTGGCTATATAGTTGCGTATATCTCCCATCGTACGCGCCTCACCGATACGTTCAATCAGTGCATCTCGTGCCGACTTGTTGTCATACGCCACGCCAAACACATCACATGCCTCCTTAAACAAATCCTCCGAAAGCCGATCAAGAGAGATGCCACCCTTTTCTGCCGAAGCAAATAGCCCGAACAACTTCCTGCGCTCTCCCTCTCCAAAACCGGTATGACTCGCAACGCCATATTTAATTCTGACACCACCCCTCTTAGTGTCGCTCCAAATCACCTTATGACGCGAAAGAAGCCACGACGCAACCTCGTCAATCGACTGTGGATTCATATCCTTAAGCACCTCGACCGCCTCCGGCACATGGCGCACCGATTCCGCAGTATCACGCAGTCTCTTATCAAGCCCGCGCTTCTCAGCCTCCCAACGTTCTGCTTCCTCACGCTCCGCACGTTCCTGTTCTGCCTTGACTCGTGCTTCCTCTGCACGTTTGCGCATTTCTGCACTTCGGACGGCATCCGCCTCTGCCTGTCTGCGCTGTTTAGTCCCTGCAACCTTTTTCCAATGGTCGAGTGCAGTCTTGGCACGGTCTATATTGGCTATGCGTTCACTGTCGGCGGCAATAAACTCATCAAGGTCTGTCGTGGGTTTGGTCTTTACTTTCTCTGCTTTCTTCAGTTCCGCTTCTGATGCGGCTACCATATTATCAGCGAAAGACTGTGCCATTGCTTCATTGGAGGTTTTTTCAACAATGGCATCCCATGCAGTATCTGCGTCAACTGCTCCGAAATCCGGTTTACCCTTCTCATTGAGTGGCACACGGGACAATGCGGAGGATGGGGGAGTCCTCTCCGGGACACCATCATCGGTCTCACCATCCCCGATTATCTCACGAATCGGTTTTTTGAAGTCGATTATTGGGTCAATGAAATAGACCTTGCCGTCAGCACCGAGCAGTGCATTGTCGCCGGTGACATCCGTCACCGAAACCTCATTGTCCCCGTATCTGTAATTTCCCTCTGGATAAAGACCCTTTTCAGCTAATGCTGCTTCAATCTGTTCATTGGTAGCATTATCGACGGCATCGATATATCCTTGCGACAAAACAATGCGCAAGTCACCAATGTCATCACTGATACCCTCAAACTGATAGCGTGTCTCAGGAAAATACTTATTGTGTACTAAGTGTTCGTATATGGCATCCTCAGGCTGCACGCCACCTTTCATTGGTGACTTTGCAGCAGGATTCTTAATCTTATAAACTTTACCTTCGGCTTTATTTATATAAACCTCACTCTCGCCTGTACGCTTAGAATGTCTTTCACCTAAACCATCGTATTTTTGTCTATCTACATACTGCCCCCTCTGACGAGCAATGCCAATCAGTCTCTCCGCCTCTGAGTTCCGCCGAGTTCTCTCGCTGTACTCTGAATATTCATCACGTGAAGTGGCCAGCCCCTCCTCATACACTCGTATATCGCTTCGGTCTCTATCCCCCTCCACGATTCCGGTTGTGTCAGCAACCACTGAGCCGCCGTCATCTTGCCGTGCGTCCGCTCGCTCATCATTATTTTGTTCAGATCCGTTTCCATACTCAGATTGATTTTCCTGCAAAGATATCGAATTTGATTCATACTTTGCTCTTTCTGCCTGACGTTCTGCATCAAACTGCTCTACTCTCCGGGTATTGGCGGCATCAACCCACTGTTGTAGGTCTGACGTGGCTACGGACTGAATCGTTCCGTCCGGATACTGAATGTCAACATAGCCGTCAAGGGGAATGCCGTTCTCATCAGTGGGTTGTCCGAGTATGGCAATATCTTCCGGATTGCCGTCAATGTCGAGGACAGAATATGACTCACCGGGTGTAAAAGAGAGAACACCGTCAATGTTGTTGGCGGCGGCAACGGCTATTTCATCAATGATTTGGGCGCGTGCAGCTTCTTTTTCAGTCCCGGCATCAACCGCTTCATCCACACTGTGAAACTGTGTAGGGTCGGCAAACTCCACTTTTCCGGTCTCGGCATCACGGATTATAATGCTCTCGCTTGAGTTGTTGGTATCAACACCCGTACCGTCCTCAAACATGGCTACAGTGCCATTGACAATATACACCCTGCGGTCATCCGCTTTCATAGTGGCAGGTTGTATCATGCCCGTCTCCCGGTTGATGCGACTGTCAATCATGGCATTGCTTTGTGCGATACGTCCGTCCACATCGTCACGCACTCGCTGTATCATGCCATCATATACCATTTTTGCATTGACATAATCAGATGCGATGCGTCTGAGTTCCGGGTCATGAGTGACGGACAATGCTCCTATGGGGTCGTTGTCGAAGGACTGTACTAAATCTTCGGACAATGCCGATGCAAGACGCCCATGCTGTAAGTCAAGCATCTTTTTTGCATCGTTCATTTCCTGCGGAGTGGAAGCGGTATAGCCGTCCATGTAACTCTCATTGGCTGCTGCTTCATCTTCCGACATTTCACCTCCACGCTGACGGGCCACGCTTGCGAGGTTGAAGCCACGAAGATTCAGAGAGGCTTCCATATAGTTCATGGCGGCAGTTCTCTGTTCATCGGTCAATGTCGGGTCTGCGACAATAGCCTCTGCTATTTCGCCGATTTTGTCATTGGTTGTGCCGTCAATGCGTTCTCTCCAACCATTCCATATTTCTGGAGTGAAAATTTCGGATGCTCGTGTATCGGTTTTGTTCACACGGTGTTTCATTGAACCATATGCGGCCGCAGATATGGAATACTTTCCTGCACCCATAAGTCCCATGGAAAGAGCCATGCCTCCCCAAATATCACCGTGGAACTGTCCGTCAAGAAAAAGATTTGTCCGTGATCCATCCGGATTCTGTTTGTAGGCATCATCAAGATTGAGCATCGTGCGCCACAACTGACCGTAATATTCTTCACCTACCTCACCGAAATAGTCAGATACTCCAAGTTGATTGAGGTGCTTCTGCATTGTTCCGGCAATACCTGCAAGCTCGCTGTTGCTTGCTTTGGTGAGTATTCCGCTAAGACGTTTCGCACCGAATGTATCAGCGAGTTTCCCGACAGTCTTTAACGACAGCACACCCTCAAGGTGAGTACCGAACATTTCCGAGTAGTTTTCAATAATTGCATTAGCCTCACCCTGCCATACTGCGCTTCCCCAAGTCTTGTCATTGGAGAAGTCGTATGTACCATCGTCACGGATGACAACATCACCGAGCTTGCGGTCAATTATGTCAGATGCGGTCTTCATCCCCTGCACTGTATTGGTCATGAGTGGAGCACGGTAGAGCAAATCTTCGGGCATTGCTCCCAGTGCCTTTGTTGTCCACTGCACAGCCTTGTTTCTTGCAATCTTTGGAGCTGCTTTGTGGAGACTACGCAACAGGACAGCATCAAGATTTCTTGTGACCATAGATGTGCCACCTTTTGCACCGCCCATGATGGCAAAGTCAAGCATGAACGGCAACATTTCGCCCGTCATGACACCGGCCCGGTTCCAAAACGAATCATTTTGTCCGTATGCTGACTGTGCCTGTTGAGCCTCGTATGTCTGCTCCAACATGATTTGCTCAGCCTCTTTCTGTGCATCGGTCTTTGCCGGACGGTTGGGTGACGGTTTAGAAGTGGCATCAAGCATTGTCATAGCATCCATCAATCCGCTATAACCGAAGTCCCATGTCTTTATATCACCGACAACTTCACCGAAGCCCCTCCAAAAGCCGACATCTTTGCCGTCCTGTCGGTCGCTTTCGTGCTGAAGAGTTTGGACACGCTTCTCTGCTTGATGGATAGCAGCGGTCAATGCCCGATATTCCGGGTCTGACTGAATGGATGGCACATAGGTCTGTGCGCCAAGGACAGCGGCAAGAGGTGCTTTATTATTCTTTTGGTCTGCTGCCCATTTGTCATGAATGGCTTTCACTCGTTCCTCCCTTTTACGGTGGAGGTCTGACAGGTCTCTACCTGCACGTCGAAGTTGTCCGGATACGGTCATGTTGTCCACATAATCGTTGTAGGCTCTCGTTTCACGCTCTGCCGCAAACTTGTCGGCTGTGGCTGTTCCTGTCGGAGTGAGATATGTCTGCTCAATCTTCCCGGCGTCTTCGTTGTAGCGCATATCTCCCTTGACAGGCTTATTCCCGGAGAAAGCTCCGCCACGATTGTAATACTCAGAGGTGTTTTTCAATCGCTCCATTGAAGCATCCGTGTGAGCCTTGAAGCTGTTCATTGACGATTGAACAGACCCCATCATAAACGCTTTCTGCATTGGGGTCGGCTTCCATCCCTCCTCTTGTTCCTTATTTTCTACAGTCGGTTCAACCTCCGCAGTTGGATTGGTGGTAGCCGGAGACAAATCAGCAACGGGAGAAGATGGTGACGTTCCTCCGACAAGAGAAGAGAATTCGTCAATATCTTTTCCTACATTGAGACCGGACTTCGTTGCAGTATCGTATGCCCATTGACGAGAGTCCGCATTGGTACGCATGAGTCTGTCAAACTCATTCACATCCTTACCGACATTGTAACCTTTGCCTTTGAGCTGCACATACAGCCATTTGGTACTTTCGTTAGCTTCTTTAGCCATATATAATACTATTTTACACCGGGCATCGTGTTGGTTGAACCTCCACCGCCAACGCCGGGCATCGTGTTAGTGTCTGATTTTGATTTCTTTCTCTTAGCTGCCTCACGCTCTATGTCGGCTGCAATGTCCTTGACAGGCCGTTGGATGGTGCGTTGCTTTTTAGGTTCGCCGTTGTGGTTACGTTCTGTAACCTGTACTTCGGTAGTCGGCACACCATAGTCGGGAGCAAGACGCATGACAGCACGGTCATAATCCTTGTCATCGCCGAAACGCATAGGCTCATCATCTTCAAGTTGGAGTGTGGGACCGGATTTACCCTTACCCCTGCTTCCGCCATTGTCGTAATACCTCGCTCTTGAATAGGATGCGGAGGCTGATGCTTTCGATGCTCCTGCTGCGGCATCTTTCTGACGTACACCTGCACGGAGGTTTTCTTGCTTCAGCTTCTCGGTCTCCTCTGCAAACTGTGCGACTATGCGCTCCTGTTCGGCTTTATGTTCTGCGGCTGTAATCTGATGTCTGCGCAACTGTTCGTTGAGGTCAGCCATAGCCTTATCCTGTGCAGCTTTTATCTCATAGCGTTCGTCGGCTATTCGCTCACGCTCTAAAGTATGCCGCCAATTCCTTTCTTCACGGTCTCCTGCCTCATCCATGGCCAAGGCACGGAGATAGCCGTCAGAATATGCCCTACGGTTGGCTTCCCGCTCCAATCTGAGTCTATCCCACCGTTCACGCGCTTTAGCCGACATTCCTTTGGATGGATCATAAGCATTGGGCGCATACTGAGTGGTGAAGAAAAGGTTAGACAGGGCAGAAATGCCGTCACCGACAGCGGCAAGAACCGCCTCACGTTTTTCTCGCTTCTCCCGTTTGGCACGTTCCTCAGCCGTTTCCGGCTTCTGAGGATTGAGTGCCTCAAACATTTCGACATAGCTCAGACGCTTTTTCTCCTCGGTCTGCTCTTGACGCTTCTCTTGTGGCTGACCGTCAGTTCCGGGTGTTTGCTTGGTTTCCTGGAGGGGTGCGGCTGTCGGCTGTGCCACTGGCTTAGAACCTACAGTGTTCTCTGCTCCCTTCAACTGACCGTCAATAGGAGGTGGGGAAACCTGCACAGGCTTCGGTTTCACAGTGGGTGTTCCACCGCTTAAAATATCATCGAGTGCCGCCATATCAAAGTATTCCCGCTATGTTAGACCCTGCCTGAGCCACACCCCCTATAGCCTGGGCCGTACTCTTAGCCTTATTTATCTCCATCTCATTGAGCTGCTGCTGCAAAACCTCATCCTTCGCCTGATACTGCGCCTCGATCGAGTCCTTTCGCCTCTCGGCATTGACGGCGATGGTTGCGGTGGCATCTGCGAGAGCCTGATTGTTTGCCGCTTTTGCCGCCGCCACACTTTCTTCTGTACCACCCATGACCGCCTGTGCGCCCGCTGCCTGTCGGTTACGGTTTCGGATGGATTCTTCAGTCCTTGTCAAAATAGCCTGTGCATCGGCCCGCTGTGTTGCGTCCTCGTTATACCTGCGGTCATACCAGTCCTGATTACGCCGACGCTGCTCACTCAGATTATTCTTCACACTCTTCATAGCCTTCGAAGCCGCGATGCCGCCGAAGATCCCCCCGACCGCACCAAGTCCCGCACCGATTGCGCCTCCCAAAAGTCCCATTGTTATACGCTGTGATGTTAAAGATAAAATATTAAGGCTAAGGTAACACCTTATCTTTGCTATCATATTTTATCTTTAACCACATGTGATTTTATCATGGCATTAGGCAAGAAAACAGGCGGCCGGCAAAAAGGCACGCCCAACAAAGAAAATCCCCTCAAAGGCTATCTTCGCGCCCATAGCCTCGCATACTTTGAGCCGCGTGTACAGACCGACCCTATAACCGGAGGGTCACGTGAAATCCAGCGTCAACGCCTCGTTCAAGACGAAGAAGGCAACGTCTATAAAGTCATCGACCTCATCCCCCTCACCGACCATACCTCCGGCCTTCCACTCACTATCTCCGACTTCGAGGCCGATATGATTGCACTCAGTCCCAACGAGCGCGTCAACGCAGAGCTGCGCCTGCTTGAGTTCCACACGCCGAAAATGAAAGCCGTTGAGGTTGATATGGACGTTCGCGGCTCAGTCACCACCATCGAGGACCGCTTACGCGAACTCTGCGGAGAAACTGACGAGGACGACGACTGACACGCCCCCACTTCTGTCTAATCCATCTACTTTTAGAACATTAATGCAACATTAATCCCCATAAATGTACATTTATTCCCATAATTGTACATTAATCCCCATAAATGTACAATTAATCCCCATTACTGCACATTCTTGTACAATAATCCATTTTACCCCTGAAAAACGCCCCCAAAACGCCCTTTTTCACCCAATTTCCCACACCAACCGACCACCATCCGCACACCCATTAATGCAACATTTATACCCATTAATGCAACATTAATCCCCATAAATGTACATTTATTCCCATAATTGTACATTTAAGCCGATAAACTCCGCATTTGGTACACAAAGAAAATAAAAGAAAAGAAAAATAAATAAAAGAAAAGGTGGCGGTGGTGGAGTGCGCGCACACGCGCACGAACACACGCACACTCACGCGAGAGAAGACACCGCCGCCCCACCGCCAAAAATTTTTTAAAAAAAATCTTCAGAAAGAATTACGCCTATACAACAAAAACAGCCCCTGCACGCAACGCCCGCCTACCGCCCTGTGCCTCGCCATAAACCGACGACAGCCTCAACGCCGATGAAATCTCAGTCCACGTCTCAATCGGGAAGAGCCTTCCGACATCAGACTCTCCCCAACAGCATCCAAATCCAAAAAAACAGCCCAAAATTTCGCGTCTAAGCCACTTCCCGACCCAAAATGATATCACCCTCCACCCAATGCGATTCGCGCGATTCTGCGGCATTTCTGAGGCTCTCAGAATATCTTAGGGATATTATCAACAGCCTCCTGCTTCTTTGCATCCACGATTTTTGCATAAATCTGCGTTGTTCTCAGTTCCCGGTGTCCAAGAAGTTTACTCACCGTATAGATATCCGTCCCCAGAGTCAGCATCATCACCGCAAACGTATGCCTCGCCACATGAAACGATATATGCTTGTCAATCCCTGCCCTCAGAGCCCAAATCCTCAGACTGTTGTTTGTTTCAGCCGGAAAACGGATATCTCCGAACACACGGTCGGCCGCCTTTGCATTGCCCCTCACACCAATCAGCTCTGCCGCCTGTGCAGTGATGTCCAGATACTCCTGCCCCCCGGTTTTCTTCTGACGGAACACCAACCTGGTCCGTCCATTAAGTTCCGTCACATCCCCCCACGACAGCTTCTCAACATCCGAGCGGCGCAGACCGGTGAGACAGGCGAAAAGGAATGCCCTCTTGATTTCAGGATAATCACAGTCAGTCCCCGCCATAGCCCGTACCTCTTCAAGAGTCAGATATTCCCTCGTTCCCTCCCGAGTACTGAAACCCGATATACCCCTCATCGGATTTGTTCTTATGATACCGTCCTCGTAAGCCTGACGCAGACATGTACGAAGTTTATTGAAATATGAATGCTTGGAATTCTGCGACAGCGGACGCCTTTCCCTCCGCACCCTACGGTCACACCCGAAAGCCTCAGCACTATTTTCCAGATAATCACGAAAACCCTGCACCCACTTCGGAGTGATATCGGCAAAAGTGAGCGACTGACGTGGATCATACTTCATCAGATGCCGCAGACATGATGCCCAGTTACCGAAATTACCACTGCTCTCCTTCTTCTTGCGCTTCTCCGATAGCGCATTATAGTAGTCATAAAACAGAGTATCTTCCCTACTGTCCTCCTTAAAGCCGTGCGCCCCCCTCTGAATATCCACAATACGTTGCGCCTTGATGGAGCCCGCCAGAGCCAATGTCTGCTTATTGCGCTCCTTATCAGCCCTTGTCTTTTCCGGAACAAGATACAGTTTCAGAAACTCATACTCCCTGCGACCGTTGATATAGATTGCAAGATACAAAGACACATTTCCGTTTGCGAGAGTCTTGCGCCTGATTCTCAC